AAGGGCTGCCCCTGTTATTGAGCCAGCTGCTGTTAGCGCCCGGGAAGTGGGGTGGATCCAGAGCAGCATGTTCTCTGGAGACTTTCCAAAATACAATCCAGATGAGCTAATGGGGCGGAAAGGCTCTGGCATCTATCGCAAGATGATGATTGATGAGCAGGTGAAAGCAGTCACAAGGTTCAAGCGCGACGCAATCACCGGGCGCGAGTTCTCCATTGAGTGGCCTAGTGTTGATGGTGCGGATGTTAAGCCGGGGAGTGAAGAAAATAGACGCATAGAGATATACGAGGAGATGGTCCGGCAGACATTTGGCTCGTTTGTGGATGGGATGAACTTTATCCTAATGGCTATGTATCAGGGCTTCTCAATGACGGAAAAGATCATTGAGCCATTCAATTTTAAAGGTCGGCCATATCTCGGGCTGCAGCAGCTGATTCCCAAGCCATTTGATACTTTTGAATTCAAAGTGGATAAGTTCGGCACAATCGAGCGAACAATACAAAAGATCAATATGGAAGAGCAGATCATTGATCTTAACCGTTTTGTTTATTATGTGCAGAATCCGGAGTTTGATCAACACTATGGCCAGAGCGATTTGCGTGAAGCTTATCGGTCTTGGTATAGTAAGGATGTGGTCATCCGTTTTTACAATCAATTCCTTGAGCGTTTTGCTGGTGGCTTTGTTGTGGCTTCCCCGACCGGCAACAACACCATCATTGCCGGCACACCAGAATACAACTCCTTAATAGCCGCGATGAACGGCATACAGACGCAATCCTCAGTCTTATTGCCTAATGGCATCGAGCTGGATGTGCAGCGGCCAAATACCACAGACCAGTTTGAAAAGGCCATTGCGTTGCATGACCTCGGCATCGCGAAGGCTTTGCTGGTGCCGAACCTGTTAGGCATAACGCCGCAAGCCGCAACATCAGGAGGCTTCGCGCAAGCCAATACGCAGCTGGAGGCTTTCTTGTGGACGCTGGATGCTGATGCTACCCGGCTGGAAGAAGTTATCAATGAGCAGATATTCATTCCGCTGTCCACGCTCAACTTCGCAGATGGGCAAGGCCCATTGTTTCGGTTCAAGCCAATATCCGAAACCAAAAAGCTGGAATTGATTAAGACGTGGAATGAACTGGTGCAGGCTGGTGCAACTGAAGCAAGCGACACAGATGAGCACCACATTCGCGAAATGCTGAACTTTCCGCATAAAGGCGAGCCGTTGAATCTGCAAGCTAAGGCAGCAGCAGTAACCTCGGAAATGCCTGATGGAAGCGGTCAGCGCGTTCGTGGCCCGGTGAAGAAAACCGGGGAGCCTCGTAAGCGCGACCGGCAAAATAACAAGCGAGCATTTGCCAAAGCTGAGAAGCGTGTTGCCTTCCAAGTCATAGACCGCAAAGCCAGCAAGATTGAGGATGATGGCATCATCATGCTTGAGCTGAAGATCGGTGATATGGTTGCTGATCTTACTACGCGCATTAAGCATGAGAAGTGGGGAACACCGGCTGCTGGCATAAGCGGCATCAACTCTATTGATTTCAACCCCCGGCAGAAATCGAAAGTTAACAAGGCGCTAACTGACACGTTGCAACAAGCGTGGGCATTGGGTGTGCAGCATAGTAAGAGTGAAATTGCTGCAGCTAGGCAGGAATCTTTCAGCATCAACTTTGGGCGCATTGATGAGGAGGCGGCTGAATGGTTAAAGCTGAATGGCTTCCGCGCAGTTGGTAGAATGTCGGATGACATGAAGGCCATCATTCAAGGCGTTTTGGTGAATGGAATTAAGTTCTCTTGGACCCCGGACGACATTGAAAGACGCATTTATGACCAGTTGACATCAGCTGGTTTCATCACCGTTGCGACGAATGCTGATGCTACCGGTCGCGCTATAGATACAGTCGAGGAGGCTATCGACGGGACCGAGGCGCTCGCCCGGGTGCGCACCAGTATTCGCACCAACGTGTTCGACGCCATCAACGAAGCCAGATATTCCACATTTACGGACCCAGCGCTGGCTGGATTTGTTGAGGCTCTTGAGTATTCCGCTATACTCGATAGCCGAACCACTAACATTTGCCGACACATGGATGACAGAGTGTATCCGATGAATTCTGAAGTTTGGAACAGCCATAGGCCGCCAAATCATTTTAATTGCCGTAGCATCTTGGTTCCTGTTACTGCTATAGATACGGATGTGACTGGCAAGGATTTGGACCCAACCACTGGGTTTAGCAGAAGCCCAAGTATTGAACCGCAATCTGGCTTTGGAGGGACGCGAGGATGACCCACGAATTGAAAGGGCGTGAGATATTCGCCGTTGGAGTTTGGAATGATATTGAATTTGGTGAAGCTGATTTGGATGATATCGTTGCAAATTTCGATAAATTGAAAGATAAACATCACGTGCCGCTAAAGTTCGGCCACAATGATGAACAGAAAATGACAGACGGTCAACCGGCCATTGGCTGGGTTGAACGTGTGTACAAGGTCGGTGAGAAACTATTTGCTGACTTTACTCACATGCCTCGCACTGTTTACGAGGCAATCAAGAATAAGCTATACCGTTCAGTCAGCATTGAGCTTTTGTTCAATGTTGATGGCGACGGAGCCAAATTCAATCACGTATTGGATGCGGTGGCTTTATTGGGGGCTGATCATCCAGCGGTCAACTCCCTCGCAGACTTGGATACGCTATTGGCTACGCGAACCGAATTTTCCGGGGGTCATAGGGTGGCGTTTGAAACTGCAACTGGCAAGAAGGCTGGTGGCCCCATTACACTTCATACGAAGGATGATGATATGGATGCAAAAGAAGTAAAGGCTCTCATCGATGATGCGATGGCTCCTGTGCTTGCTGATAACGTAAAGTTGTCTGGTGATTTGAAGAAAGCCAACGACGTTATTGCCAAGTTCACATCAGACAAAGCCGATGATGAGAAAAAGCAGAAGGAAGAAGCGGTGAAGCTTGCTCGCAAGACTGTCATCGGCGTTCTGGATGCTGCGGTGCTCGCCAAGAATTTGACCCCGGCTGTTCGCTCGGTTTACGAGAAGCAGATTGGTGTTGATGACGATGAGCGAGTGGTCACTATCAATGTCGAGGAGGTGCGACAAATGTTTGGCGTTAAAGTAGTTGCGGACGACAAGCAAGGCCTGCACAAAACCGATGATGAAATTAGCGAGTCTGATCCCGAAGCGGCGCTGTTGGCGTTGGTCCGGAAAAATCAGGCAGATACCGGCGAAGGTGATTTCACAAAGTGCTTCTCTCGGGTGGCTGCGGCTAACCCGAAATTGCACCGTGCTTACCTTGACAGCAACGGGGAGAAATAATCATGACGACTGAAAACAAGTATGACGTTATGACGATTGTCGCCTCGCAGGATTTGACAGGACACCTGTTCAAAGCTGTAGCACGTAACGGTGGCGTTGCTCCGACAACTGCACTTGCGGCAGGCATCTTGCGCACGAAAGCAGCTGTTGGCGATCACGCGACTATTGCGTACAAGGGTGAAATGAAAGCATACGCAGGCGCGGCAATCTCGTCAGGCTCACTGGTTGGTGTTACCGCCAGTGGATTTCTTATCACCGTCACAGGGTCTGCGTATGTTGGTGTTTGTCTTACGTCAGCAGGCAGCGGGGATATTTTCCCGTTTGTGGGTGATTTTAACATGGGCCTTGTAGCCTAACAACTGGAGGATAAGACTATGGGACAATCAACCGGTCGCGACCTTCATATTGATAGGTTGCTTTCACAAATGGCAATTGGTTATGCTGAAAACATAACTATTGCTGGTACAATTGCGCCAACGGTAACAGTGGACAAACAGGGTGATCTTTACTCTGTGTTCTCTCGGGCTGACGCTTATCGTCGTGAAGATGACAAACGTTCTCCGGGCAGAGAAGCGAACAAGATCACACGCTCAATCTCAAGCGATAACTACTATGCGTTGAACTACGCACTGAAGTATCCGATCACAATTGAAGATCGTGAGAATGCTGATCCTGTTTTCCGCCAGAACCTTTGGAACAATGCGGCGATGTATGTCACAGATAAGCTGATGCTCAATTGGGAGGTCCGTGTTGCCAATCTGGTTAACAATACTTCCAATGTCGGTTCGTCTGCTGGTGTTGCCTCGGAATGGGATGCTGCGGCGTCGTCTGATCCGATTGGTGATATGAACACAGCTCTGGACAATGTACAGGACTTGACGGCACAGAGGCCGAATCGTCTTGTGTTTGGTCTTGATGCATGGCGTTCTATCCGTCGCAATGAGCAGGTGCTGAATCGCGTGTTCGGCTCCACGAATCGACAAGGCTTTGCTACCAGAGATCAGGTAGCAGCTTTGCTGGAAGTGGATCGAATTCACGTAGGTGAAGCATATCAGAATACAGCCAACGAAGCGCAAGCTGAATCTCTGGCCAAGGTCTGGGGCGATAATGTCGCCGCAATCTATACGCCTGATGCTCCTTCGCGTGATCGCCCATCCTTTATGTATTCGTATCGGTGGACACCTACCGGCGTGCCAAACATGCAGGCCGAACGGCATCCATATGATCCAAAGACCAAGACTGAAGAAGTCGAGGTTGGATACTACCAGGATGAGAAGATCACAGGCAGCGAATACGCATTCCTGCTTCTGGCGGTAAATTCGAGCACTTAACGTACCCTGGTGCTGACCAGTTGGGGTGGTCTTAATCGACCACCCCAGTTTTAAGGAGAGTTGAAATGTTGATTCCATTGATTGGTGGCAAACGCAAATCCAAAAAGGATATGTCACCAGCAGAACTGAAAGATTTCGAAACATCAGAAAAAATTGCCACAGCGCAACCGAAGCCAAAAACGGTGTTCAACAAGCACCCTGGCTTGAAGCAACCAAAGCCTGCTTTGAAAGAGGTTAAGAAAAATGGCTCATAAGAATGCTCAAACCCCCAAACGGCAAGAGCGGACCTGCGAGCATCTGCAAGGTAAAAAGAAACTTCA